TGTAGGTGTGTTGGCCCATTCCCGGAACTCTGAGAAACCGCCCACAATTTCCCGCGTCACTTCCGGGAGCCTATCCCAATGATCAGCGGCTTCAGGGCTTCCAGCATGGCCGAGGGCCTTCATGAGCCGCGCCCATTCTTCAGCGGCCAGTGCATCAGCTGGCGCGTCAAGATCATAAGCCAGCTGGCGGATATCCGCGATAGTGGGCGGAAATTTATTCGCCATCATGTAGGATTGTGCAGCCCGGTTCAGCACTGGGTACCCCAGGTCATGCAGGGCCGAATACCAAAGGTTAAAGGTGTATTCGTTCGGTATGAAATTGTCACGCGGGTAGGCCGCTATCAGTCCGCCCATGATTATCCTGAAGTCTTCAAGACTAATTGTTGCATTCAAATTGACGCCCCCAGTTCTGCATGTCTTCCATGCGCTGCGTAAACTTGTCCTTCTGTGTGCTTCCGGATCCATATTTATTCGGCCGGTTCTGTTCTCGATCTAGCCAGGACTGAACAAACCGCCGGATCCCCTTTCGTGTCTTGCGCTTCGTGGGATTCGATTTACACCATTCACGCATCCGGGCCAGTTCCCTTATCACATCAACCCCGACATACAGCCGCTGCCATCCGTCCAGATCATCCCTGGAAGGCCGCCACTCAGAGTTATCATTCAGGATTAGCGCCGGCACATCGGGCACGGAGCTTGCCAAAGGCTCCGAGCAAGAAATACTATCAGAGATAGTATTTCCATTACCTTTCTTTTCCCTTTCCTTTCCTTCCCTTACCTGTGTCCACGGTTCGTCAACGGTTCGTTGACAATCCGTTGACGGTTCGTATACTGTGCGCTGATATACGTTTTTATCGTCAAGAACAAGCTGGCTTTTTTCGGCTGCATACTGCGTTTCATTGTAAGTGTCTTTCCGCAAATAGTTGTGAACGCGCCAATGGCTGATAACGATTACTCCCGAATCGAAAGGAATGATAAACCCGCGCTGGACCAGTATTTTCAGATCATCCTGAGACGCGCCGATCATACGCATGATCTTTTTGGGAGCATTAACAAAACCATCATCATCAGCGCGCATCCCCAAATCATAATAAAGAAGGCGCGATGTAACAGGCATGTCGATGAACAAGTCGCTATCAACTATCACCTTCGCAAACATTCTTCGTGCTGCCATGCCTTCCACCTTTCACTTGTTCGTTGTACCTTGCCATTTTATACAGCTGCACCCAATCTTCTGTTCTCATAACTGTGAGCCACGGTTCCCGGCTAACCTTCCAAAATACGGCCGGCAAACCATCCTTACGCTTCGCGGCTTCATCAATAGCCTGATACATCGCCTTTCTGACGCTGAGCTTCTCGACAAACTTACATTCTACATGGATTCCAGGAAGATCAATCAAGTCGCTCTGTTTGAGAAATGTATAGCCGCGCTTGACGGTTAGGCCGAAACTATTTAAGTATTCCTTCAGCAGCCGTTCGCCTCTGGCTCCTTTCTCTCTTTCCTTCTTTCCCACGGTTAGCCCTCGTTATCCCATAGAAGCCCCTCGGCTTCCTCTTCCGGATCCGCGCCGGCCTGATCCGGTACCGCTTCAGGAATTACTTCCTGAACGTCCACTGGCTCCACCGTTGCCACTGTTGCCGGCTCTTCCGCTTCCTCGACATAATCCACTGATCCGTCAGCATTTACAACGGTCATGTCCTTATCGAGTGCGCTGATCATCTCGATCGACATAACGCCCCATTTGCTGATCAGCTGACGGAGCATGGTCTTGAAAGCCATCCCGTCAAAGTCGCGGTACCAGAAACTGGAATACATCCATGAATCATTTTGCGGGAAGTTCCCGGCCACATAATCCGCGTAACCGACTTTGTGCCTCATCCCATACTTTGTCTGAACATCACAGCCGGCTGCGCTGAATGCCTGTGAATAGCGGTCCGCGTGCAGAAGCATCTTGTTGCGGCTCCAATACATCGACTTGCGAAAACCGTTCAAGTATTCAAAAAAAGCGTAGTATCCGATTGTCGGCGCATTCTCCCGCTCTTCCTCGTCCTCGATCAGCTTCACTTCGATCTCTTCAGCCAGGGGATCATAGCGGATCAGCTCCCCTTCTTTAATTGCAAGAACATTCAGCTTCCGGTACTGGCCTGATCTCAGCGCCAATTGGATGTACCCTTTATAACCGAGCTGAAACTGTGCAACCTTGCCTTTTTTCTTGTCATTGAAGGGAACAAGGTAGAACTGGCCCAGCTGGGGAGAAGGTGACAGCTTCAGGGCTTCACCGAGAAGCGCCGCCGATAATATCGACTGGTGGCTGCATTCCTGGAGAGCGGGATTCACGTTCACGGCTGAGATTATCGAGCTTATAAAGCGCGGGCCATTCTTACCGCCTACAACAGAGTTGATCTGATTCTTTACTGCATCACTGTTCAGGTACAGCGAGAAACCGCCTTTTTTGGTCCTGTTTGCTAATGAATTGTTCACTGCCATTTATCATCATCCCCCTTTTTCAGTTGTTTCACTTTGATATGGTTAGATTTGATGCACTGGTTCAGCGCCTCAAACTGTTCACGATTCAGCCAGGCTATGAAAGCAATAGGCTTTACTTCCGGCTGTTCCTGGCTTACTGTTTGCGCCGGCGCAACTCTTACCGGCTCCGGAGCTGATACCGGCTCAGTGATTCCTAGATCTCTGTCGATTTCAGCCTGTTTCTTCCTTGCCGCTTCTTCCTGTTCTTTCCTGACGGTCTCAGCAAGCCGCTGTTCAGCGTACCGTGCTTCAATGTACCGATTGCCAGCCTCAACGGCTGCGGTCTTGTTCAGCGTCCTTTGATATTCTCTCAGGGCGGCGGGCTGGCCTTCTCCCATCTGATTGATGATCAGAATATCTTCCCCGATCGAATGCTGAATGCTGGAAAGCTCTGCTTCAACCTTCTTCAATGAGTATGATTTGTTCAGCCATGAATCATTCATGATCCGCTCCAGCGTTACCCACGGCTGAAAGCCTTTCGCTTCGTACAGCCTCCTGATCTCTTCCAGTTTCGCGGCCTTCTGGCCTTCCTCATACTCTTTCACCTGATTATCAATCAGCGCGGCCGGTTCCTCGACCTGGCGAATGATCTGCAGCATTTTTTCGTGAAATTCATCATAAGGCTGTAAACACAGTTTCTTGATCTCCCGATCCTTCGATTTCAGCGCGGCCACAAACTTGTTCAGCGCTGCGCGGTCTTTCTTTGCTTCGATGATCTGATCATCGCTGTATACAAGGCCTTTGTAGTAGCTCATTTTCTCAGCTACAGCCTTCTCGATTTCTTCGTGATTCCAAACAATGGCCTTCACGAATCCTTCCTCAGAAGGCGAAATTATTCTAAGTTCTAAGCTCATCCTTCGTTGTTCCCTTTCATATTTCCGGCAATATCGTTGCCGGCTGTGCTCCTTCCTGTGTGTACTTCCAAAATTCGCGTTCGTACGCTTCCAGGATCCTCAGATCCTCTTCAATGTCCGATCTTTCAAGCCAGTAGTGGCGCGTCTGTAGGAATATATCCCCATAAAAATCATATTTGAGCTGTGCCTTCAGACAGGCGAAATCGGCTTCCATCACCATCATGTAGTGAAGGACCTGCAGGTAGTAGTTGTCCGGGATCTGATCCTTCCACTTCTCTTTCTGCATGGATTGAAGTATTTCAGTCGTTTTTATCTCCAGGATCCCTGTTCTGCCTTCCCGATCGCGGAGCCATCCATCGAGTGAAGCGTGCGCCCAAGGGTACCGGGAATTGACGAACAAATTATTCTCGACATACCCGACCTCCAGTTCCGGATAATCCAGCTTGAAAAGCTCTCTGAGTAGTGGCTCCGCATCATGGCCATAACGAACATAAGGCTTATCGCTTATATCGTCAGCTTCTCGCTGGCCGGTCTTGATCCGCCACAGATCGGTGTTACTCATGTACGGATTCATCCCCAGGACCGCCGCCGCTTCGCTTCCGCCTACCCGCTGCCCTCTGGCCTTCAGCCATTCTTCCCGGCTGTCTAGCACATACATAAGTATGTGGTCATTGATCCGCCGTGTTTTCTTCATGCTTCCTGCTTTTCTGCCAGCTGTTCAAGATAGGCTTCAATCTTACCCACATGGTACAATGTCCGCTTCCCGATCTTGATTTTTGCACCCGCTGCAACTGCTACATTCTCGGCTGTCCTTCGGCCGGTATTAAGGCGTGCCATCAGTTCCGGAAGTCCTACTGTGATAGCGCCGCCAGTTTCGGGTTTTCTCTCTTTCGTGTAACGCACTGTATTCTCCTTTCTAGTGCTCTACTGCACTATTTCGTAATCGCTTGTCGACTTGCGTTATCTACTGCACTATTTCGTAATCGCTTGTCGACTTGCGTTATCTACTGCACTATT